ATAAAACGCCCTGAAAACTTTTCGCTAATACCAAGGTTTTTGATAAACCCGCCCCGCATGGCAAAATCCGCCAAAATCCACCCTAGACAAGCTGAAGAGAAAAACATATGGCCGTAATTGGTTATATTCGCGTATCAACAATTGACCAGAACTGCGATTTACAGCGCGATGCGCTCTTGAGCGCGAATTGTGACCATATTTTTGAAGATCGTATCAGCGGGAAAACGGCTACCAGGCCAGGCCTCAGACAGGCGCTCAAATGCATCCGCAAAGGCGATACGCTGGTCGTCTGGAAACTGGACCGGCTTGGGCGCAGCGTGAAAAATTTAATCGCGCTGATTTCCGAACTCCACGATCGCGGCGCGCACTTCCGGTCGTTAACCGACAGCATCGATACCAGCAGCGCGATGGGGCGCTTCTTTTTCCACGTTATGTCGGCGCTGGCTGAAATGGAGCGCGAGCTTATCGTCGAGCGCACTCTGGCGGGTCTGGCTGCGGCCAGAGCGAAAGGACGACTGGGCGGACGGCCCAGAGCGTTAAGCCCGGATGAGATCGAGCAAATTAGCCGGCTGCTGGCTAAGGGACATAGCCGCCAGCAGCTGGCGATTATTTATAACGTCGCGCCATCGACCCTCTATAAATACTTCCCGGCAAAGGCGCTCGAAAGCCAGCCGGCAACGACCTCCTGAGCATAATGGTCGCTGCTACAAACCCATTGAGAACTCTCCTGCGAGAGGCCGCTGTTCACTCATCCCTCAACAAACCGCAACCGCATGATTTCTCTCACCTGACCTGACAATCTGAACGCACCCTCAACACGGAGTGCATCAGATGTCTGATTATCATCACGGTGTACGCGTTGTCGAAATTAATGACGGCACGCGCACCATTTCTACCGTATCCACCGCCGTAGTCGGCCTGGTCTGCACCGCAGACGACGCAGACGCCACGGCTTTTCCACTCAACACCCCGGTGCTGCTGACCAACGTGCAGGCCGCTATCGCCAAAGCCGGCAGCAAAGGCACGCTGGCGGCGTCGCTGCAGGCGATTGCCGACCAGTCGAAACCGGTAACCGTCGTGGTGCGCGTCGCCGAAGGCGAAACCGAAGCGGAAACCATCTCTAACCTCATCGGCACCACCGATGAAAACGGTCAGTACACCGGCATGAAGGCGCTGCTCACCGCGCAGACGCAGCTCGACGTTAAGCCGCGCATCCTCGGCGTGCCGGGGCTCGATTCGCAGGAAGTGGCGACCGCGCTGGCGAGTATCGCGCAGCAGCTGCGCGCCTTCGCCTATGTCTCCGCCTGGAACTGCAAAACCATCAGCGAGGCGATGAACTACCGCAAAAACTTCAGCCAGCGCGAGCTGATGGTGATCTGGCCCGACTTCGTCGCCTGGAACACCGCGACCAACGCCGCCGAAACCGCCTATGCGACGGCGCGCGCCCTCGGCCTGCGCGCCAAAATCGACAACGATACCGGCTGGCATAAAACCCTGTCGAACGTCGGCGTCAACGGCGTGACCGGCATCTCTTCATCGGTCTTCTGGGATCTGCAACAGAGCGGCACCGACGCCGATCTGCTGAACGAAGCCTGCGTCACCACGCTGATCCGCAAAGATGGCTTTCGCTTCTGGGGCAACCGCACCTGCAGCGACGATCCGCTGTTTGCGTTTGAAAACTACACCCGCACCGCGCAGGTGCTGGCCGACACCATGGCCGAAGCGCACATGTGGGCCAACGACAAGCCGCTGACGCCGGTGCTGGTGCGTGAAATCGTGGCGGGCATCAACGCCAAATTCCGCGAGCTGGTCAACGCGGGCTATCTGCTGGGCGCATCCGCCTGGTATGACGAAAGCGCTAACGACGTCTCTACCCTGAAGGCGGGCAAACTCTTTATCGACTACGACTACACGCCGGTGCCGCCGCTGGAAGATCTGACGCTGCGCCAGCGCATCACCGACACCTATCTGGCGAACTTCGCCGCATCCGTTAACAGCTGAGGAGCCGGATAAATGGCACTACCCCGCAAACTGAAAGGGCTGAACCTTTTCAACGATTCAAACAGCTATCAGGGCGTTGTCTCTTCCGTCACCCTGCCGAAACTTTCTCGCAAGCTGGACGCCTATCGCGGCGGCGGCATGAACGGCGCGGCCTTTATCGATAACGGTCTGGACGATGACGCGCTCGATATGGAGTGGACCATCGCCGGTATGGACGACCTGGTGTTGACGCAGTGGGGCGGTTCCGCCGTGCCGCTGCGCTTCACCGGCTCCTACCAGCGTGACGACACCGGCGAAGAGATCGCGGTAGAGATTGAGGTGCGCGGCCGCCATCAGGCGTTCGACTTCGGCGAAGCCAAACAGGGCGAAGACACCGAAACCAAAATCACCACCAAAAACACCTACTTCAAACTCACCTGGAACGGTAAAGAGCTGATTGAGATCGATACCGTCAACATGGTCGAGAAGGTGAACGGCGACGATCGCCTGGCGCAGCGCCGTAAAAATCTCGGCCTGGCTTGACCCTGACGCCAGCGCCCGGCGCTGGCTTTTTTATCTGTATGGGAGAGAAGCATGGAACAAAAAGAGAATATCGTTGAGCTGGAAACTCCGCTAAAACGCGGCGACGCCACGATCGCGCAGGTTGAGCTGATTAGGCCGAGCGCCGGTTCGCTGCGCGGCGTGCGCCTTGCCGATCTCGCATCAAGCGACGTCGATGCGCTGCTGACGGTACTGCCGCGCATCACGCTGCCTGCGCTGACCAAAGCGGAGTGCAACAGCCTTGACCCGGTGGATCTCATCGCGCTGGGCGGCAAGGTGATTGGTTTTTTGCAAGCGAAGTCGGCAGCGTCGACTGGCCCGGCGGACTGACGGTCAACGATCTGATGGCTGATATCGCCGCCATTTTTCACTGGCCTCTTTCTGAAATGAACGACCTGCCGCTGGCCGACCTGCTCGACTGGCGGCATAAAGCCCTGATCCGCAGCGGAGCAAATACGGATGAGTGAAGACCTCAAACTGCAGGCGCTGCTGAAGGCGGTTAATCAGGCGCTGCGCCCGCTACAGAGCCTCCAGAACGAAACGCAAAATGTCGCCGGTTCCATTGCCGATACGCAGCAAAGCCTGGCGGCGCTGCAGGCGCAGTCGGCGAAAATCGACGGCTTTCGCGCCGCCAGCCGCCAGCTGAGCGACACCCAGCAGCAGCTTAAACAGGCGAAGGCGGAAACGGCGGCGCTGGCGCTGGCGATGCGCGCCAGCAGTCAACCTGCGGAGCAGCAGAGCCGCGCGCTGGAGAAGGCGCGTCAGCACACCGCCGCGCTGCAAAGCCAGGCGCAGAGCCTGCGTCTGGCCGTGCAGCAGCAGCGCGCGAGCCTGAACGAGGCGGGCATCTCCACGCGCAGCCTGAGCAGCGAGCAGCTGCGGCTGAAAGCGGCCGCGGCGCAGACCAGCCAGCACCTTAGCGGTCAGCAGCAGCAGCTACAGCGGCTGAACCAGCAGCAGGAGCGGCAAAACCAGACGGCGGAGCGCTACCGTAAAGGGCAGGCGCTGGCGGGCCAGATCCGCAGCGGCGGCGCAGCAGCGCTCGGCCTGGCGAAAACGGGCTTTACCGCCGGCGCCGCGCTGCTGCGTCCTGGCTACGAGCTGGCGCGCGCCGATGCCGCGCTGCAGGCCAAAACCGGCCTGCAGAAAGGATCGCCGCAGGCCGTCGCGCTGGATAAACAGGCGCGCAGCCTCAGCGTGCAGACCGGCGTTCCGGCGCAGGCGGTGGCGCAGACCCAGCTCGATATCGCCCGGGCGGGCGGCTCGGTCGACGACATCGCCTCCGCGACGCCGGTGGCGCTGAACATGGCGCAGGTCAACAGCCACTCGGCGGCGGATAACGCCGGTCTGCTGATGGACGCGAAAAGCGCGTTCGGCCTCGACAGCGGCGACATCGCCCACCTCGGCGATGTGCTTAACGCCACCCTCGACCAGACCGGCATGAAGTTTGAGGATCTGAGCAGCGCGCTGAGCAGCGTCGCGCCGGTGGCGAAAAGTGCCGGCGTCGGCGTTGAGCAGGCCTCCGCCATGCTGGGGCTGCTGGCGCAAAATCACGTTACCGGCGCGGCGGCGGGCGAAGAGGTCGGCGCGATCCTGACGCGACTGCAGACGCGCGACGGCGAGGGCGCTATCGCCGCGCTTGGCGTACGCACCCGTGAACAAAACGGCGACGCGCGGCCAATCCTGCCGATCCTGAAAGATATTCAGGCCGCGTTCGCCAGTGAGGGGATGGACGCGGCGCAGCAGACCGACGCGCTGAAGAGCATCGTAGGCGCGAAGGCGGCCTCGTCAGCCTCGCTGCTGACGCGGGGCGCCGCCAGCGGCGAGCTGGAGACGCTCACCGCCTCGGTACAACACGCCGACGGCGGGACGGCGCGCATGGCGCAGGCGCAGCAGAACAGCCTCGGCGGGGATCTGCAAAAGCTGGATGCCTCGAAGGCGGCTATCGGCGTCGACCTTTTTGCGCCGCTCGACGGCCCGCTGCGCACGCTGACGCAGGAGGCGACGCAGTTTCTGCAGACCATCGACCAGTGGCTGCAGGATAACCCGACGCTGGCGAGCGGCATCGCAACGGCGGCGGCGGTGGCGCTGACTTTTGTCGGCGCGCTGGGCGCTATCGGCATGGCGGTCTGGCCGGTGGTCAGCGGCGTCGGCGCCATTATGGCCGGCGTCGAGATCCTCGGCGGCCTGTTCACCGTGGTGGGCGGCGCGATCGTCACCGCCATCGGCGCCATCACGCTGCCGGTTGCGGCCATCGTCGCGGCCATCGTCGGCGGCGCGCTGCTGATCCGTCAGTACTGGAAGCCCATCAGCGCCTTTATTAGCGGCGTCGCGCAGGGGTTCTCCGCGGCGATGGGGCCGATCGGCGACGCCTTTGCGCCGCTGCAGCCGGTGTTCGCCTGGGTGACGGACAAGATTAAGTCGGTATGGAACGGCTTTACCCAGCTGCTGGAGCCGGTGAAAGCGACGCAGGAGCAGCTGGCCGCCGCCGGCGATATGGGGAAAAGCTTCGGCAATATGCTCGCCGAGGCGCTAAAGATTCCCGGCCACGCGCTGGATCAGCTCACCAGCGGCATCGACTGGGTGCTGAACAAGCTCGGTATCGCCAGCAGTAAAAGCAAAGCGCTGAAGGCGGATCTGCCGCCAGACGCGGCGCCCGTCGAGAACGCCGCCGCCAGCGGGCTGCAAAGTAACCTGCTGACCGGCGGCCCGAGCTACCGGCCGGTAGTGGCGCCCGCCGCGGGCAGCATGACGCAGCAAAACGCTTACACCAGCAATATCACGGTGAATGCGTCGCCCGGCATGGACCCCAATGACGTTGGTCGCATCGTACAGCAGCATTTTGCTCAACAGCAGTTTGAGCAGCAAAACCGGCAGCGCAGCGCCATGACAGGAGCATTCTATCCATGATGATGATCTACGGCATGCTGCCCTTTATGCGGCAGACGCTGCCCTATAACCAGCTGATACACAGCAGCGGCTGGAACTGGACCAGCAACAACCGCATCGGCATGCGCCCCGCAGCGCAGTTT